GACCCCGGCGGTGCCCGCCGTGATAATGTCCTCATCCACCTCCAGCAGCAGGTCCCGCTCAAACTGGTCATAGGCCTTTTTGGCCTTGGGGTCCAGCATGACGGGGATTTCATGCTGGATGAAGTCCGGCAGTTGCAGGTAGTCCTCCGCTTTCATGGAGATGCAGATGTCGGAGATGGCACCCAGCACGGCGCTCTCCGCTCCGTCCTTGGCCTTGTAGGAGAAAATCTGGGTCCGGCTCCGCTGGTCCGGGTCAAAGTATCTCTCCCGGTAGGCGGAAAGCGTGGGCCCCAGACGGGCCCCGCCGTCCAGGAGGTACACCTGGGCCCACAGATCAATCAGCCCCTTGGAGGACGGCGTGCCGGTCAGCAGCACCACTTTCTTGATAAACCGGCGGATGCGCTTGGCCGCCTTAAACCGCTTGCTCTGGGGGTTTTTGAAACTGGTGCTTTCATCGAAAACCACCATGTCAAACGGCCAGGCCTGCTGGTAGTAGTCCACCAGCCACTCAAAATTTTCACGGTTGATGACATAGACATCCGCCGGAGTGTTGAGGGCCTTGATGCGCTTGGTGGCACTCCCCAGGACGGTGGACACCCGAAGATGCTGGAGGTGGTCCCATTTGGCCGCCTCCTTGCTCCAGGTGGCCTCCGCCACCTTTTTGGGGGCCACCACCAGGACCTTGGCCACCTGCCAGCGGAAATACTTGAGGATGTTGACCGCAGACAGGGTGATGACCGTTTTGCCCAGCCCTGGCCGGAGAAACAGCCCCACCGTGGGGTCCTCCACCACCCGCTGGATGCAGTAGGCCTGGTAGTCATGCGGTATGTACTGCATCGCCAAAAACCTCCCTCAGAAACTCTTTCACGGCATCCATCCCATAAAGCACCCGGACATCCGCCCCCCGTTTCTCCAGCTCACCTCTCTGCCATTTCTGGACCTTGGCCAGCCTCCCAATCTCGGTTTTCAGCTCCACATACACCGTCTTGCCGGTGGGGGTGATGATGATGCGGTCCGGCACACCAGGATTGCCGGGGGACACGAATTTATAACACAGGCCGCCGTGCTCTTTCACCTTGCGGACCAGGTAGCTCTCAATGCTGCTTTCTCTCAATCTTTTCAGCCTCCAATCGGGTCCTGCAACAATGTAACCTCGCGCGCGTACTTATGCGTATACAGGCGGTTTAGAGAGTTTTTATTTTCTCTAATCCTCTAATTCTCTCTATTTTCAAAATCAATAGAAATGAATGTTGCAATGTTGCAGAGCCTTAAAAAGTCCAGTGTTTTCAAGGGTTTAGGCCGTAACATTGCCCGTAACATTGCCCGCAACATGTTGCAGGCAGATGTAACATTCAAAATCAATGTTGCAGGCAATGTTACACTAAATGTTACGCCTCTTTAGAAAGCCTCTCTGGGCTCCGCAGTAGCCAAAACGCAAGGCGCTTTTGCTCTTTTCCCAGCCGCCGGAGGCCTCAATGATACTGTTGATTTCCGCCGTGTCGGAGTAGCGGATGTCCTTTTGCTTGCCGTCCAGGGCCTCACACCACACCTCCAGGGCACACACCCGGTCACGGTCCACCAGCTTGACCTCACCCTGCACAGCGCCGCCCCAGAACATGCGGCGGCGGTCCAGCGGCCAGCTCTGCCAGTCCTCCGGGACCTGCTTGTCCAGAAAGTCCATGATGATGCCCTCCCTGGTGCTGGCCTCCCGGTGCTCCTCCTGCTTTTGCTTGGCGGCGTCCTCCAGCTCCCCTTTGAGAAAAAGGGGCTCTCCGGCCCTCCAGCGGACCACGGCCTCCGCCCATAGCTGATCAATCTCCTCCGGCAGATCGGACCACACTGTTTTTGTGTGCGGGACCACACCCACATCCACCGGCCAAAAGCGCCGGTTGCCGGTGCGGTCCTGGAGGTAGTCAGAGGTGTTGGTGGTGCCGAAAAAGACACAGCACCGGGGCAGCTCCTTGACATGGCGGCCATAGGCGGCCCGGAAACGGTCCGCCCGCAGGGAGAGAAACTGCTTGATGCGGGCCACATCCGTCCGGCGGAAAGCGTCCAGCTCGGACACCTCCACCAGCCAGACGCCCTGGAGCAGCTCAGAGGCCTCCTTGCCCTCAAAGGTGCGGATGCTGTCATTAAACCAGCCCCGGCTCATCTTATCCAAAAGGGTGCTTTTGCCCAGGCCTTGCGGCCCGGAGAGGATGAGCATGGTGTCATACTTGATGCCGGGGACCATAGCACGGGCCACGGCGGCGGTGAATGACTTGCGGGTCACGGCCCTGGTGTAGGGGGTGTCAGCGGCTCCCAGGTAGTCCACAAAGAGCGTGTCCAGGCGGGGCGTCCCGTCCCAGACAAGGCCCTTGAGATAGTCCTGTATCTCGTTGAAAGCGTGGGCGGTGGAGTGCAGGGAAAGCGCCCCGTCAATCTTGCCGTTGCCGGTGATGTGGTGGTAGCGCTCCATGTACCAGTAGAGGCCCTGGTTGTCGTTGTCATCCCAAAAGCGGCGGCCCGTCCGGGCGTCCCAGGGCAGGGCCCCCAGGACCTCACCACGGCCTGCAAACTGGTTGAGGGCAAACTTGCCTTTGAGGAGGGGGTCATGCTCCAGGATAATCCACACATTGTCAATGGTGGACTTGGGCAGGCCCGTTTGGGTGTTCACGGCCAGCTTGCTCATCCAGTTGGCGGGGTCCTCATCGTTGGTGCCGGTGACGCCCTCGAAGTCCTGCACGGCCTCCTGGTAGCGCTCCTGGCTCATCAAGGCGGCCACATCCTTGTCCTCCACGGCCAGCTCACACATGGCCTTGTAGGAGGGCAGGCGGTTGGTGGGGGTGCCAGGCTGGGCCTCATCGTCCTTGTCCCCAAAGCGGTGGAGGCGGACCATATCAAAGGCATTGACCAGGCGGTTGCTGCACGGGTCGGTGGCGTGGTGGGAATAGAGGAATTTGCCGTTGTCATAGATGACAGCTCCGCCGGTGGTGGAGCCGCCCAGGTAGGTGTAACGGCCCGGCATGTTGTCCACCGGCTCATAGATGCCGGGGATGAGCTCATCCATGGCCCGGTAGATGTCATAGGTGCGGCAGAAAGCGCCCACCACGCCGGTCTTGCCCTCCGGGTCACCTTGCTTGACGGCCAGCTTGGGCAGGCTCAGAGCGCCCGGCACCTGGGGCCAGGCGGTGCAGTCGGTCCAGTCATCGTATTTGGCCAGCAGGCCGTTGGCAGAGAGCAGGGGCTTGTCTTTCCACACATAGATGTATTGGCTGTCAGCGCAGCATGATGGCCAATACATGAGGCGGGACACCTCAAAGGTGGTGGGGTCCATGAGCTCCAGGCCTATGTACTCCGCCATTTTGCGGGCACAGGGCTCATACTCATCCGCCGTCATGGTCCTGTCCATGGGGAGCAGAACACGCAGGCGGGGAGCCGCTGGACTGTGCTTACGGGTGGAATAGATGCAATAGCCGCAGCCCAGGGCCTCCACCCGGCGCAGGACATCCTCCGTGCCCCCGGAGGGGATGTTGTCCAGGTCCAGGGTGATGACATCACGCCCGGTCACATTGTTGGCTTTGCGCCGGGGCCCGGACAGTGTGCCGGCCATAAAGCCGCCCACGTCCTTGAGGTCATCCTGCTGGGCCTTTTTCATATTCAGATATGCCGCCAGGGTTTCCGTGCCTCTGGCCGGGGCCTGGAGCCGGGCCCACAGCTCTGAGATGAGCATGGTCTGGGCCTGCCAGGTCATAGCCCGCCGGTTGCTCCCGGCGGAGATCGTTATTTTGCGGTCATATTGCATGGGGCGGCACCTCTTACTCTGGTTTTTCTCGTTCCGGGGTCAATCGGTCCAGCCAGCGCTGGAGCTTTTCCGCCTCCACGGCGGTGGTGTTATCTCCGCCCATGGCGACATCCAGGACCTTGAGGCACAGGCGGACATCTCCCAGCTCCTCATGCAGATGCTCCGCCGCTTGGGCGTGTGTCATCGGCGTGGGATTTTCTCCCCGGAGCTTTCTGGCCATTTTGAGCGCTGCCTGGGTCAGTTCGGCCAGCTCCTCGGCGCATTGCTCCAGCACAGCGGGCAGGCCGATGGCCTCAATGACCTGGCACAGCCCCGCATTGTCAGCCGTTTTCATCTAAAACACCTCCCGGTCTTTTTGTCCTTGATTTCAATGCGGGCCAGCAGCTCAAAGCCGCTTTCCGCTATGATAAACTTGAGCACCTTGATGAGAAAATTGACCTTTCCCTCCAGGGCGGCGTCCTCCTGCATGATAGGCCGCAGGGCGTTGTATGCGGTGGGGTCAGGGTAGCCCTCACCGTTTTCCCAGGGTTTAGGGGTCATCTCGCAACACCTCCTCTTGCCATTTTTCAACGTCAATGCCTTTTTCCTTGAGCTTGTAGCGCTCCGGGTAGAGGTCATCCATCTGGTAATACTCCCTCATCCGGCGGTGCTCCCTGGCCATTGCCAGGTAGAAGTCATGGAGCCGCTTTTCTCTCCAGCCATAGCACTGGTACAGGGTCCAGAGCACCATGGTGTCCAGGTCAAGGGAAAAGCGGGCATCCGCCTCAAGGCATTGTTGGTTTATCTCGTGCATCATGGCGCTCTCCATGGCCGGGGTCATAATGCCCCGGCCCAGGTCGGAGAGCTTGATGTTGATGCTGGGGTCCTTGGGCACCTGGACGCCCTGCTTTTGCAGCTTGCGCCGCTCCCGCCTATTCATGGCGGGCCTCACGGCGGCACTGGAGGAAATGCTCAGTGGGCTCCCAATCCTCCATAACAAAGACAGTTTCCTCCGGCCCCAGGCCGTGGAGGTCACACACAAAGTCACCCTCTCCCAAATACATGCAATGGTCACACATGTTGGGGTCACAGGTCTTGGGCATCGGGCGGCGGCGTTTCTTGTTCTTAGACATTGCTGTCCTCCTTGGTGGCAATCTCACCTGCACAGGCCGCATAACCGGCCAGGTCCACAAAGCTGTCTGGGCTGGAGCCGGTGGCAATCCTGGCCACCTTGAGCAGCCCCATCATGGCGGCCACGTCCTTGGCGGTGATGTGGTTGACAGCCATGACCTTGGCCAGCTCCGGGTGGGCCGCTCGGAGGTAGACACCCCACAGCAGGCCGATGGTTTCAAAGTTGTTTTCCGGGGTGCCATAGTCCCGCTCACGTTCTCCGCAGACGCAGACACGGGCCGCCTCCAGTATTTCAGCTCTTTTCATGGGGCACCTCCAGGTCATCAAACACCACGGGGACAAGCTCCTGCATCTGGTGGAGCAGCGGGATGGCCACCTCTCTCATCTGGGGATGAGCTGCCGGAGCCGTGCGGAGCTTGAAGAAATGCCGCCACTCCCGCAGGTTGGCAGTCATCACCACCTCCGTCTTGAGGCTGTTGGGCAGCACAGAGCGGGCCTCTTGAGGAGAACAGCCCCACTCCAGCAGGGAGAAATAGGACCGCTCAGCCGTTTCACAGGCCCCTCTCCAGTAGGCAAAGGCCTTGGTGCCCTCCACCAGAAACGCCGGTCGGATGACGGTGATTTCACCGCCAAAGCCCTCTTTGGAGTAATTGCAGTAGCGGGTGCTTTCCTGGCAGTAGGACGCCAGGCGGTGCCGGACCAGCTCATGGGACACGCCCCGGTCACAGATAAACTTGACGGTGATGTTGAAGTGCTCCAGCACGGCCTCATGGCCCCGCTTGATGATGTTGGCCACAAAGGTGGCGGCGCTGGTGCCGGTGATTTTATCCTCGGACTTGTAGCACACCCGCCCGCACATCTCAATGTGCTTGAGTACGGCCTGGCCGTCCAGCGGGGTGAGGATTTCAAAGCTGGGAGAGATGATTTTCATGCGCTTAACTCCTCTCTGATTAAATGGGGGCAGTTGGCCTGGACCAGCACCTTGGCCATGATGGGGACCACACTGTTGCCAATGCGGGCCACCTGTTCCTTGATGGGGTAGGGCTTGCCCTCACAGTCATGGGTGATGATGTAGTCCGCTGGAAAGCCCTGCATGAGCTTGAGCTCCGGCTCCGCTTTCAGCATCCGCAGGAAAATGTCCTTGAGGATGTATTTCTCACCGTCCAGCTCCGTCACTACATTCACCAGGCCAAAGCGGTCTTTGGTGGTGATTGTGGCCAGAGGCTCCGCAAGGGTTTGGCCGCCGCCGGTGCCGTAGTATTTGATGAGGAAAGCGGAAACCAGCCCGAAGTGACCGGGTGAGGTGGTGATGGTGTGCAGAGGCTCCCGGCAGCTCTGGCCGATGCCGGTTTTGTAAAACTTGGTGACAAAGGCGGTCACCAGTCCATAGCGGTTGCTGGTGTCAATGGTTTTG